TCCTTCAAATCCAATTTCTCCCGTCCCAGGAATTTTGTTAAAGAGTTTACCATGCAGGAATACACATTGATTCCATGCTTCTCTCTGTTCTCATCTATCCATTTGCGGGCGTAGGAAATGAAGTCTATTTTTAGAGATGATTCATCAGTTTTGGTTATATGCTCCACAAGTTCTGTTATATCCATATCGTTTATGAGCAATGACAACAGGTTGCACTTGCTCCGATATATGGATATGATGTTATTTAATTCATCTAAGATGGACTGATTTTTGATTTTAAACCCCTTGGTTATATCTTCTTTCGTAACATATATGGAAGTGGGAATCCTTTTAAGCTTCCTATTGTGTGTGACTCTTATCTTAACGTTGTAAGTGCCATCTATTCTTTTCCTATCTTTAAATATTTCATATTTGAATGTTGCCATAATCGTGTATG